GCAAGATCGGACAATACTACAATCGCGTCTTTTGGCGGCGTCTGGGCATGACGCTCAAGCTGCGCGACCGTGTGTATGAAATCTCCGGTACTGACCCCATTAAGATTGACATCATGGGTGCTGAACTTTTGCTTTCTGGCACGAATGCATAATGGCCAACATTAACCAAATCACCGCGCCCCGTGTTGATTTCTTAGACGAACGCACAGGAAAAATCTCGCGTGAGTGGTACATGTTTTTGTACAACCTGTACACCATCGTTGGTGCGGGTACAGGGATTATCCCGATCACCAGCGGCGGCACTGGCATCGGTACGCTACCTACCAACGGCCAGCTGCTGATTGGCAACGAGGGCGCGTACAGTCTTGGGACTTTGAGTAATGGCGCAGGTATCTCGGTAACCAATGGCCCAGGCACGATTGTGCTGGCCAACACCGGCGTGCTGTCTTTTTCGGGCGGCACGACCGGTTTGACGCCCGTAGCCGCTGCCGTGGGCGCTGTGGTTTTGGGCGGCACGCTTAACGCCGTCAACGGCGGCACAGGCCAATCGGCGTACACGATTGGCGATCTGCTGTACGCAGACACCGCAACGACACTTGCCAAACTGCCTGATGTAGTTACCGGCAACGCGCTTATCTCGGGCGGCGTGGGCACTGCGCCAGCATGGGGCAAGATCGGCCTTACAACGCACGTTAGCGGCGTCTTGCTTATTGCCAACGGCGGCACAAATGGAACAGCAACGCCGACCGCTGGTGCTGTCGCCTACGGTACAGGAACAGCCTATGGGTTCACTGCTGCGGGTACAACCAACCAAGCTCTGGTATCTGCTGGCGCTGGAACACCTACTTGGGACACATTGACCAGTGGCAGTTCGATTTTGTACGGCAATGGTTCCGGCCTATTTAGCAACGTCACAATCGGTTCGGGCGTCAGCTTTGTTGGCGGCACGCTGTCGGCCACAGGAACTGGCGGCACAATTACATCTGTTACGGCTACATCTCCTGTTGTATCTTCGGGCGGCACAACGCCCGACATTAGTCTGGCCACGGCCTATGGCGACACCAAAAACCCATATGCTGCCAAAACCGCCAATTATGTTTTGGCTGGCCCCGCATCTGGCGCTGCTGCCGTGCCCACATTCCGCGCTCTTGTGGCCGCCGACATCCCTGCTTTGCCCTATGGTACAGGCACGGTCACTTCGGTGGCTGCGCTGACGTTGGGTACAACAGGAACTGATCTTAGCTCGACCGTTGCCAATAGCACGACAACGCCGGTCATCACGCTAAACGTGCCCACAGCATCGGCGACCAATCGCGGCGCTTTGAGTAGCACAGACTGGACCACGTTTAACAATAAACAGCCTGCTGGCACGTATGTCACCTCGGTGACTGGTACAGCACCTGTCGTGTCTAGCGGCGGCACAACGCCAGCCATCAGCATGGCAGCGGCCAACACGACAACTAACGGCTATCTGACCTCAACTGACTGGAACACGTTTAACGGTAAAGGTTCTGGCACGGTCACCAGCGTTAGCTTTACCGGTGGCATCATTTCGGTGGCCACGGCAACGACTACGCCTGCGCTGACAGTGGCTGGAACCAGCGGCGGCATCCCTTACTTTGCCAGTGGCACGACTTGGGCGTCCTCGGGCGCGTTGACGCAGTACGGCGTGGTCTACGGCGGCGGGGCTGGCGCAGCGCCTGTGGCTACGGCTGCGGGTACGACCGGCCAAGTGCTGACGGCTACCACGGGCGGCGCTCCTACATGGGCAGCGCCAGCCACCAGCGGCACGGTCACCAGCGTGTCTGTCGTGTCGGCCAACGGCTTTGCCGGTACTGTGGCCACGGCCACTACCACGCCAGCCATCACACTGACCACCAGCATCACTGGTCTGCTCAAAGGCAACGGCACAGCTATCAGCGCGGCGGTGGCCAACACGGACTATGTGCCCCTGTCTACGGTCCTGACCAAGACGGCTGACTACACGATCACGAACACTGACACCTGGATCATCAACAACAAGACCGGCTCGGCCATGACATTGACGTTCCCCGCTGCTTCGGCTTGGACTGGTCGGTCGATCACGGTCAAGAATATGCAAGCGCAGTTGGTCAACTCAGCGTCTTCCAACATCGTGCCAATTGACAGCACAACGGCTGGCACGGCGATCCTCTTGGCGGTTGTCGGAAATTGGGCGACAATGGTGTCTGACGGCACGAATTGGGTCATCATGCAAGCCGCATCGAACAACAACCTGCTGTTGGAGTAACGAATGCGAATAACTTACGGTAAGGGGTTTGAAGTTGCGCCAGCAGTTTCGATGGTTGACAAGGTAAAAGCCTTGCAAGTCGAATTATCAAAACTGCCACAATACGAACCTGAGACAAAACATTACTTTCACGGTGGCATGTATTGCCGCGAGGTGTTTCGTCATGCCGGTGTTTTGGTAGTTGGCGCTGTTCATAAAAAAGAACATTTCTATTTGATCGTGTCGGGCACTGTGGCGATTACCACAGATGACGGCGTTCAAGAGGTTACTGGGCCTCACTTGTTTTCAAGTAAACCAGGCACAAAACGCGCAGTCTATGCAGTGACTGACGCGACTTGCATGACGTTCCACGCAATCGAGGCAAAAACTGTTGAGGAAGCCGAGGCCGAATTGGTTGAAGCAGAACCCGATAACATGTATAGTCCCGGTAATCAAATCAAACATCAACCATTAGAGGTGCTGCCATGACATTTTGGGTAGCTGGGTCCGTAATTGTAAGTTCAGCGATAGGCGCAAATGCTTCCGGTAAAGCTGCGTCTACGCAAGCCAACGCCGCTAACCGCGCTGCTGAACTTCAAAATGAACAGTATCAACAAACACGGCAAGATCAAATGCCGTGGATGGAGGCTGGCAAAACTGCACTGAATGCGCTGACGCCGTTGGCGACAAATTATCAGCAGTTTGGCATGGATCAGTTTAAAGCCGATCCTGGCTATGGCTTTCGATTGTCCGAGGGGCTTAAGCAACTTGGTCATGCTGCTGGCGCTCGCGGTGGTTTGATCTCAGGGCAAACCCTTAAAGGGTTGCAAGATTACGCGCAAAACTCAGCATCCAACGAGTACACCAATGCGTTCAACCGCTATCAAACTGAACGCGCTGCCCGACTTGCGCCGCTTCAATCACTGGCAGGCTTAGGACAAACGACTGCTGCTCAATTGGGCACGGCAGGCGCTGCAAACGCTGGCGCAGTGGGCAACTATTTGACTGGTGGCACAGCGGCTCAGGCGGCTGGCCAAGTAGGTGGCGCAAATGCCATCACCAGCGGTTTGGGTACGTATTTGAACTATAACCAAAGCAACAATTTAATAAATGCTTTGCGAAATAACCAAGGCGGTGGCGGTGGTGGCAGCATTGGCTACGGTTCCGGCTACGCTGGCGAAGGCCCCGTTGGCTACGCCCCATAAGGACTAAAAATGGCAATTGATCCAAACATCGCTCTGGGCGTTCGCCCTATTGAGATTGCAAACCCTTTGGCGCAATACGGCCAGATCGCGCAACTTCAAGCTGCGCAAAATCAAAATCAGTTGGCGCAGTACCAACTTGAATCAGCTAAACGCCAAGATTTAGCGCAAAACGCTTTGTCTGCTGCATACAAATCTGCATTCAATCCTGAAACTGGCGCAGTTGACAATGCGATGGTTTTAAAAAGTTTGGCCAATGCTGGTGCGGGTCACATGATCCCCGAAGTGCAGGCTAAATTGTTTAAAGCCGAGCAAGAAAAAGCTGGGCTGAAAAAAACACAAACCGAAACAACCGGTCTTGAATTTAAGCAGCGCATTGATAAAGCCACCAAAGCAATCTCTGATATTGCTGCGTTGAACAGCCCACAAGAGGCTATTGCCAGCATTGATCAGCATTTGGCCAATGGTGACATTGACCAGCAAAAAGCGGACATGCTAAAAAGCCAACTGGCTCAATCCCCGTCCTTTGGCGCATGGCAAAAAGGAATGTTGGTCAATATTCTTGATGCCAAAGAGCGATTGACAATGACTGCGCCAAAACCAGTTCAAGTCAAGCGTGCTGACGGCAGCATTATCTTCTTGGATGAAAATCCAAATAGTCCAACATTCCAAAAAGAAGTTATGCCTGCGCAAGCCTCGGGCATGACTCCATACGAAAGAGGGCGTTTGGCCCGGGAAGATCAGCGCCTAGCTCAAGAAGCCACCAGTGTGGTCTACCAGACAGACAACAACGGTAATGTTGTTGCGCTACCATCGAAGCTCAGGGCTGGTGAAGTGCCCACCGGACGCACTGCTGTGGCCCCAGGTGGCGGTTTCCAGCCAATGATGGCCAAGCCATCGGAAGCTGAAGGCAAAGAGCAAATGTCGATTAACCAGCAGCGTGCAATTGTCAAAGGTGCAATGGATGCGGTTGCGCAAACTCCAGACGCATTTGGCTACACTGCTGGCTCAATGCCCGAATCACTTCGTGGTCGCATGGCATCGCCTGAAGAAAACACCAACCGATCGTACCTGTTCAACGTGGTGTCGGGCGTCATTAAAGAGCGTGCAGGTACTGCACAATCGGCAGCTGAAGCACAAACACTTGCTCGATTCTTGCCGACTGAGACAGACAATGCGGATATCATTAAGTCCAAGTTGCAAGGCTTTGACAAGTATCTGACCGATAAAGAAGCTGGCACAACCAAAAAGCGTCCTGCTGCGGCAAAACCTGCTGCTGTTGGCATTGATACAAGTAACCCATTGTTGAAGTAAGGGGTCAGAATGGCTGATCTTTCCACGATCCTGAAAGACCCTAATTTTGTCAATGCAAACCCTGCGACTCAGCAGGCAATCTTTGACAAATGGGCACCTCAAGACCCTAATTTTGCCAATGCCAATCCGGAAACCCAGACTGCCATTCGTCAAAAGTTCGGCATTCCTATTGCTACACTTGGCACTGGCATTCCCGGCCCCCGTCAAACCGGCACTGCTGTAGACCAGATCCCTGGCTACGGCGGTCCTGTGCCTGCTGCTACCGCGCCAATCGCTTCCGGGCCAGAGCGCAAATTAGGCTTGATCGAGCAAGTCGCAAGTTTGCCTTTAACAGCTGCTACAGTGCTAACCGGCGGTCCTGCAACTCTTGCCAGCATGTGGGGCGAGGCTCTTGGCAGTAAAGAAACTGGCTCAAAGATTCGCAAAGCTCTTACGTTTCCAACGTACACAGAAGCGCAACAGCGTCAGCTTGACACGATTGGCAGTGCATTGGATGCCGCTCATTTGCCCCCAACACTCGGTGGTGCTGGAATCCCATTGAACGCGCTTGCTGGGCCAGTAGCAGCTCAAACTGCGAACGCATTTGGAACTGCCGCACAACCAGTTCTTCAAGCAGTCAAACAACCATTGGCGCAACGTGCTGCGCGAATTGCAGAAAAAGAATCTGCTGCCGACTGGGCACGCGCACCTCAGATCGAGGCGGCTCAAGCTGCCCAACGTCTGGGTGTGGCCGTCAACCCTGCTGAAACCAACCCCAACGTCAAAACCAAACTGCTGGTTGGCGCAACGGGTGAGGCAGTGGTCAACTCCAAGATCGCCAAAGCCAACGCGCCAAAGTGGAACGACCTGGCTCGCAAGGACTTGGGTTTGCCCGAGAATACCCAGCTCACGCCAGAAGCCTTCGACAAAGCTCGATCGGCACATTCCGCACCCTATGACGCCATCAAACAGATTGGCGTTATGCAGCCGTCTGAGGAAGTGCTGGGTCAACTGAACGGTCTGAAGCTGGACCCACGCTCAACCAGCAGCCCTGAGAAAGCTGCCAAAGTCAATGCTGCCGTGGACCGGGTGATGACCCAAGCAGTCGATGGGCTGTCTGGTGAAAACGTGGTCAGTCAGATCCGTGATTTCCGCAAAGATGCCAACCAGGTTTTCAAGAATCCCAATGCCACCGGCATCGAGATCGATGTGGCCGAGGCTCAACTGGGCATCGCCAACGCACTGGAAAATCTGGTCGAAGGCAATATCAAAAACCCCAAAGCGCTTGATGAGTTTCGCAAGGCTCGCACTGCCATCGCCAAGACCTACGACTGGGAACGCGCCACCGGCATCACAACCAAGCAGGTCGATCCTGCTCAAATTGTCAAGCTGGCCGAGAAGGGTAAACCCTTAACCGGTGTGCTGGCCGATGTGGCCAACGTGGCTGGCAACTTTCCAGACATTGCCAATTTGAATCTGCCCAAGGAACCTTTGCTGTATCAGCGTCTGCGCCGTGGTGGTGCTGGCGGTACAGTGGGTTTTGCATTGGGTGGTGGCCCAGTGGGTGCGGCGATCGGTGCTGGCTTGACCAGCCTGGGCAGCGAGGCAACAGCCAACATGCTTGCCCGGCCAGGTGTGCAAAATCGTCTGGCAATTCCTACCGATCGCCGCATCGCACTGCCCACAGAGCCTGTGACACCTGCTGCCCCGATTCCGCAGAATCGTGCGCTCACGCCTTACGACTATTCGCAGCAGACATTCACGCCGCCCAACTTCGTGATGCAGCCCAACCAGTACGGCCCACGGGTTGTGCCGGGCACACCTGAAGCACCATTACCTGGCACACTGGGATACAACCCAAATGTACCGGGTGTTGCGGAAGTGCAAATGAATCGCCTTCGCAAAGAAGATGTGCTGGATTATGGTTTTAGGCAACGTGTTGAAGCCGAGCAAGCTGCTGCCGAGGCTGCTGCTCAAGCGGCTACCCGTAAGCCAACCAAGGGTGCAGTTGAATTACAGATCAACCCGCTGACTGGCGTTCCCGAGATTGCCACCGGCATCAAAGGCGCGACACCTGCGATCGTTGAGGCTACGAACAAGGCAGCTGCAACAGCAGCGGAAAAGATGCGCCTGGGTCGTGCGTTCGACATGACAGCCGAGGAAAAGATTCAGTGGGGCAAGAGCCTGCTGGAAGGGATGCCAATCGCCCAAGGCGATGCGATCTTCGGCAAACTGACACCGCAGCAGATCACTGCCAAGATGCAAGACCGGGCATGGGTCGACAGTGCAATCACCAAAGCTCGTCAGGAGGCGCAAGCTTTTGACCAGATCGCCGAGCGTGCTGCCAATGCCCAGGCTAGATCTGATGCGATCGCTACTCGTGAGCGTATGCTAGATCTGGCCGAACAATTGCAAGATGCTTTGGGTGCTCGCCCCGTCAAGCGCGGTGGTCAAGGTCCAAAGACACGCGCTCATCAGCGCAACATGCTGCGCCCAGAGGCTGAAGATATTCAAAACGCATTGGTGAAATAATGGACTACCAAGTTTTATTCAACATCGCCGTTGCTGTTGGCGGTTTCTTTGGTGGCTGGACATTGAACCGCATCTACTTGGCCATTGACCGGCTGGACAGCGATGTGCGTGCCATGCCTCACATGTACGTTGGCCGTGAGGATTACCGCGCAGACATGCGCGACATCAAGGACATGCTGGGCAAAATCTTCGATAAGCTCGACAACAAAGTAGACAAATGAAATGGTTGTTTGCGATGGCATTGACGCTTTCGCAAGCCGCTTCGACCGAATACCGTTGCGTGCGGTGGACTTGGACTGGCGATGTTTTTAACCGCCATGTCGTTTGTCTTGAATGGAAAAAGAAATGATTGATCCTATTTCCATCAGCGCAGCGTTTGCCATCGCCAAGAGCACGATTGCAGGGGTCCAAGAAGCCATCCAGATGGGCAAGGACTTGCATGAGTGCAGTGGCGACCTGATCAAGTTCTTCGAGATGCGCGATACCGTGGCCAAGGCGGCGGTGCAGGATAAGGGCAAGAAGCCGCGATCAGAGATGGGCCAAGCCCTCGACACGGTGATGCAGGCCAAGGCGCTCAGAGACGCTGAGAGGAAGCTCAAGGAGCAATTGATCTACTCTGGCCAAGGTGATGTGTGGGAAGCGATCCAAGCGGAGTACAACCTGATCCAGGCCAACCGCAGGCGCGAAGAACGTGAAGCCGAAGAAGCGGCCAAGCACCGACGCGAGAAGTTGGCTGAAACGGTTGAAGTTTTGTTTATTGGGTTTGCTTCTTGCATGGCGGCGGGTTTCATTGGTTGGGCCACGTTTGAATTTGTCATTTACAAAATGAAAGGCTGATATGGATGAACTACTTTCTCTCCTCAAAGGCGTTGCGCCTGCTTTGGCTACCGCCGTTGCTGGCCCTTTGGGCGGCGCTGCTGTGTCCGCTATTGCTGGCAAATTTGGCGTATCTGATTCTGTCGAAGCCGTGGCAAAGGCCATCGCAGGCGACCCACAGGCACAGCAGAAGCTGGCTGAACTAGAGCTGGAGTACGCTAAGCTCGATGCAGCAGATCGTGACAGCGCCCGTAAGCGTGAACTGGAGATTGCCACCAGCGCAGCAGCGCCTTGGTACAGCAAAGTCGTGACCCCTCTTTTGGCGCTTGGCGTGTTTGTTCTTTGGGCAGCAATCAACTTCACGATGCTGACCAACGCCGTGCCAATCCCAACCGAGATGCGCGAGATCGTCATTCGTATGCTGGGCAGTCTGGACGCAGCTACCATGCTAATCCTGTCGTACTATTTTGGCAACTCTCATAAGCACTGACATGACACCCCATTTCACACTTGAAGAACTGACTCACACAGATCACCGTGAGTTTGACAACACACCAAATGCAGCAGAACTTGCAAACCTTCAGCGACTGGCTGAATTCTTGGAAATCGTCAAGGCTACGCTGGGCGGCAAGCCCATCATGGTCAATTCAGCTTTTCGATCAAAAGCTGTCAATGATGCTGTGGGCAGCAAAGACACTTCTCAGCATCGCCTCGGCTGCGCTGCTGACATTCGGGTTCCCGGTATGACGCCAGACGAAGTAGTCAAGGCGCTGTTCGACTTGCCTTACGACCAGATCATCCGCGAGTTTGACCGCTGGGTACACATCAGCGTGCCTAACGTAGCTGGCGCTGCGCCACGCAAAAGCAAACTGATCATCGACAAGGCTGGCACACGCCCTTATGCGTGAGCGATCACCCTAGCCTGTTTGCTTTTGAGTCTGGCTTCCACATAGTCAATCGCCAGTTCCATTTCGCGCACAGTGCAGTCGTCTAACTGCTGATTGTGCACCAGCATGCCCAACTTAACCGCTGCCATCTCGGCGGCGTTAAAGACAAAGTTGTTCAGCGTCAGACTGCGGCGCGACATCGTATAGATGGCATCTTGGGCAGCCCTGATCTCATCAGCCCAGTCCTCACCCAAGGCTGGATTGACGTGGTACAGGGCTTCAGCGATGTTGAACGCCGCTATGATCATGTCTGCATGATCTCGCGTTGCGTTGCCCTTTAGGATTGACTCTAAGGCTTCGTGGTTCTTCAGCTTCAAGTCCACGCCAGCCGTGGGTAGGCTACCGACCCGCTTAAGGCCCGAGGACACCCAGGCTAGGTTGTCCAACCGAATGCCCTTGGGCTTGTATTTACTCCTCTTGCGCATTCAACGCCTCCCATTCTTCGTCTGTTATCAATGGAATCGGGCTAGGCTCACGCTGACGCAGCCGCTGCTCCATCTCGATGCGCTCAAATTCATCGTCTTGCATTTGAGCGTCTTCAATTTCACGTTTGCGCCATGTCATATCCTGCTCCATACCCAAACGCCAATAATTACAAGCAATACCCAATACTGTTGTTCAGTCATGCTTGTCCCCTTTTGCTCGGATGGCGGCCTGCAAAGCGCAGAAATCATCGTGAGCTTTGCGCGTTGTTTCCATGTGCTTGTTGCTGTCGCAGTGGATTGACCACCATTTTTGTGCAAACTCGCTTACCACCTTTGCATACGCTTCACGCTCGTCTTCACGCACCAGCTTGGCAAAGGCTTCAATTACTTCTATGTACGGCTTTTCAGTCAAGTCGTTAACATAAAGGTGCAAACCAGCCTCTCGCGCCATCTCCATGATTTCACGTTTACGCCAGTTCATGCTTCACTCCTCAGTGGGTACGGGGGAAAAGGCCACCCGTTCTCGGGCCATTGTTCGTCGTTCATATTTTCCATGTCACGTTCCTCAATGGCTCTGGGTGTTTAACTGGCGTCACTTTGTAGCGGCCAGTGAATCGTGTGTCCTTGGCGAAGATGCTGGGGCGCACTTCTTTTTGCCACTCAAATGGCGACACTGGTTTAGCTTTGAGCATTGCGCAGGTACTCCGTCAGACGTTCAATACGATCCGAGTAGCAGGCCACCCGGCACTCAGCTTCTTCTCGGTACGAGTAAGCCTCCAGCAGACGGCGCTTGGCCTCCTCCAGTTCCCGCAGCGCCAACATTTCGGCGCTAGGTGCGGCAAATAATTTCTTTAATTGCTCAATCATTACATTTACTCCTTAGTTGTGGTGTGTCACAGTGTATCACACATTTTTAGACATGCGGTATTGTTTTACAGCGTTACGTAATCCGGCCTGCGTGGTTGCCTTTTCGTCCAGCGCCATTGCCTGCGCCTGGTCCAGCGTGGCCTGGCACATGATCCTGTGGCAGATCACCGGCACGCCCTGGCCTTGGCGGTGCATGCGAGCGTTGAACTGCTCATACAGATCCAGCGACCAGTTAAGGCCGTACCAGACCAAGATGTGACCGTTCTTTTGCAAGCCATCGATACCGTGACCCATCGATGCCGGGTGGCCGATCATCAACTGGCAGTCGCCTGTCTTCCACCGGTGCATCGCGTTGGTCAGGGATGACTCGCTTTTGCACTCAGTCAGGTTGATCGGGTCCAAGTGCTTAAACTTCTCCATGATCCGCTGGGCATCTGACCGATAGGCATAGGCGCACAGGATTGGTGAGCCGTTGGCATCCTCGATGATGTCCTCAAGGGCTTCGAGTTTCAAGTCATGCACCGGCTCCCACAGCGGCATCCCGGCCACCGGGTACATCGCACCGTTGGAGAACTGGAGGCACTTGTTGGTCAATGCAGCCTGGTTAAACGCTTCGACTTCTTTGCCGCTGTCCAGCACCAGGAAGAACTCTTTCTCCATTTTCTCGTACCGGGCACGCAGGTTGTCGGGCATCTCGATCTCAATGTTGTTGACCAAGAGGTCGGGCAGCGGGTTGTAGTCCTCTGCGCTCATCTCCAGCGTGATGTCCCCGATCAGCTTCTTGATCGTGTCCTCGGTGTCTTCATACGGCACTTCTTTGTACGGCCCCACCTTGCGGTAAAACCGGGTCTTGAACTGCGTCTTGCTGACACCCAGGCGTTGACCCTTGTCGACCACCAAGAACTGGCCGTGCAGGTCTTTGTAGCCGTTGCTGGCCGGTGTGCCGGTCAAGCCGGTGATCCAGTCGAACTTGTCCAGGATCTTCTTGACTGCCTTGACCCGGTTGGTGGCCGAGTTTTTGCACTTGCTGATCTCGTCCCAGACCATGCCGTTGAATGGCAGCGGCTTGTCTTTCTTGACAAAGTAGGTCTGCAAGGTCTCACCAAGCCAGCCCAGGTTCTCGTAGTTGATCATGTAGATGTCAGCCGGGCGCAAGAGAGCGCGAGTGCGCTGATCTTTTGTGCCGGTGACCATGCTGAACTTCAGGTGCTTGGTGTGTTCCCACTTCGCAGCCTCCTGACGCCAGACCAGCCGAATCACCCTGATCGGGGCCACGATGATCACACCGCGCAGGAAGCTGGTGCGGATCAAGTGAGCCAGGCTGGTCAGGGTGATCACGGTCTTGCCTAGTCCCATGTCGAGCCACAGCATCGAGTTGGGGTGGGTGCATTGGAAATTCACGGCTTTCTGCTGGTAACCGTGAAGCAGGTCAGGTGTCAGCATTCCGCACCCCACTGCGCAGCCATTGCATCAGCAATCCCTTGATATGTCTCACTGCGAATTTTCCAGCGATCTTTTGACGGTGGCAGTTTATTCTGACCACTTGCTGTCTGATTACCACGGCGCGTTTTTTCATCACCCGGCAATTTATTGGTTGGTTTTAACATTGGTAAATTCTTTAACCACAAGCATGTTTTTTTACTGGCATCGTGTCCAAACCACCAAGGCTGAATAATTTGATCAGGCTTGCGGATTCGACTTGAAATCACGCTAATTGGATTTTCAATGGCAATCTTGGGGATTGGTGCATTCATGAGTAATTGCACAAATGCCAAAGCATCTTCTGTCAATTGAGGATCGCGCAGACCACGGGTAGTCCAGTGCATTCCTGACACTGACAGGTAAGTACAGGGAGGGTGAGCAATCATGATGTCCCATCCTTGGTCAAGGATGTCAGTTACATCACCTTGATAATGCAACCCCGGTTTATCGGAAGGCAGCAAATCACAACTCATGGCCATGTGTCCCCCCCCCCCGATAAACGCGTCACGGACTCGGCCACTGTACTCACAAGCAACAAGAACTTTTAGCATCTGATTAACATCAAGTCGATCATGCGTTTGCCTTCATCGATTGTGTCGATGACAAACACATCTACTTTGTGCTGACGCAGCCGGTGATGCTCGCGCTCCTGCGGCTCGGTGGGCTTGGCTCCAGTGCGCTTAAACTCACAAAAGAACATCTTGCCCGTGGGCAGGATGAACAGGCGATCAGGTACAGCCATGCGATTGGGGGATGTGAACTTGTAGGCCAGCACATCGCGGGAGCGTGCGTACTCGCACACAGTGTGTTCAATTTGTTTCTCAAGCACTTTGGCACTCCTTGTCCGCTTTGCGGTTTTCAAATTCAATCAGCATCTCGATGTAGTGCTTGGCCTTTTCCAAATCGGCCATGCCGTTCTTCTTACGCCAGCGGCTGATGTACTTGACCACGTTGCCCTCCAAGTAACCCATTGCGTTGGCTTGGATGTACTCGACTGGCTGGATCGGCATGTCCTTGTAGTGGTTGCCGTCAACTTGTTTGTTCAGTGCGTTCATTCTTCCACCCATGCGTCAATTGCAGCGCCGCTTTTTCCTTCGCCAAGCAGCACAATAGGCGATACCCAACGGCCATTTATAAACCGCTGACTGCGGATGTATTTGGCCATTTGCTCATGCGTTAACTGCTGCCTAACTGGCGCAACATACGGGTCAGGCGGATACACAAACTCTTTGGTTTCGTTCCATTCGGCTGCAAGTCTTTTTGCGTTGGCTTCGCTTGTCACGACAGCGCCTGGCTTGTCAGGAAACGTCAAACAGTTAAAGCCATTGCGGTTCATCACGCCCCACCAGTCGTGTGAGCCACCAAGGCTTTCGGCATGGTAAGGGCCAAACGCAAAATATTTGGCAGGTACTGCCCTCAAGCTAATCCCAGACATAACTTCTCCACTTCTCTGATGTAATAATCGAAATCCACTGGCAGCTTGCCAGCGTCCCTGATGTCGTTGCAAGGCTGGACACCCCAGCCAGACTCCACGCCAATCTTGCGCCACTGGCTTGGGTTCTTGGCCAGCGGTGGCATCCACTTAAACAGGTGGCCACCACCCTGAGCGATGTAGTAGCGCGTAATGTTCTGAAGCTGCACGGTCACGCCGTCCTTCTCGAGCGCCAAGTAGCTGGATCGCGGAACCTTGGTGCGCAGCATGAAGTCCATGATGTCTGGCCATTGCTCCAGCGTCTCGCGGATCGGTGCGTTGTCAACCAGCACCTTCTCAGCCACCTTGGGGATCACCAGGCCACCAGCGTTCTGATGCCAGCTCATCTCGTACTCGTATGCGCCCTTGCGCTTGACCTTGCCGCTCTCGTATCGTGCGATGTAGTTGTTCACATCCCGGATGAACATGTGCGAGTAGATCGCCTCCTCCAATTGCAGGCCGGTGCGCGACTCCCAGGCAGCACGGGCAGTGTCCACCATGAACTTGAGCACACGGGGAACCTTGACTGTCATGCCGTCCGTGTTGACCTGGATGATCTGCAACCCATCGATGTGCAGCAACCCTTCGGCCAGCACACACAACAGCAACTGGCCATTGAGCGTGATGCTCATGGTGAACAGCGGGTCGTAGAACACGCTGAACTGATTGTTGCTGTCACCGTACACACCGTTGAGCGCCAGCTTCAGCATGGCGTTCTCAGCGCTGTTCTTGGCGTATGTTTTACGCTGCTCGTACAGGTGCTTGTAAATGCTCACGAACTCCTTACCGAGGTGGGCAGGGTAGAAGCCGTTACTGATGGCCAGGTTCGGGTAATAGCTAGACACATCAAGATCAACAATGACGTGATCAGTATCGGACTCAATGACTTTGGATTCAACAGAACCATGAATGCCACCAAGACCGAATACAAAACTGAACCCATCAACACAAGCAGTAACGTCATCAAAGACCCCCTTGGTTTCAGTGATTGTCTGATCCTTGAGCCAGTTAAGCACACGGGTGAACTCGGGGTGCTCAAAGCTGATCCAAGGCAGGATGGCGTCTTTGAGCGCAATCACTGGGCGCTTGGTCTGCCTGGGTGTGCGGCCACTGGGTCCGAAGTCGTACAGGGTGACACCGGCTTCTTCCAGCTTCATGGCGAAGTAGTCCTTGCCGATCTTGGTGTCGTTGTGATTCATAAAGTCACGCTGATACTTGAGGGTCAACTCTTCGCGGAACTTGATCATGTCCAGCGTCTTGAAGTAAAACGCCTTGGTCTGAGCCACATCGTGAGCGTTGTACTTCTTGAGCACCTCGATCTCGGTGGCGTTAAGCACAGTGCCCACTTTGAACGGCAAGTCCTCGATGCTGTCTGAGCGCATGTTGAACTCAAGCACCTTCAGGCTAGTGGCCCTGGCCTTGTTGTCGAAGTGGTGAATCTTAAACAGGTCGATCTGCTGGACCATGCGGTCAGACGGGTTGACGTTGTGCATCCACTTGCTGTCGTTGTCCTGCGAATGGATGATGGCCATGGCCTTGTCGTACAGGGTGCTGGCATCAGACTTGCCCATGCGGGTCAGCGTATGCAGGACGGGATAGTCGAACCCCAGGTTGTTGAACCCGACCATCCGGGCGTTCGTATCCTTGAGATACTGGAGAAACTCAATGATCTCTTTGGAATCGTTGCGCCGGTCACTGATTTCAAAAGACCAGCGTATCGGCGCTTCTGTATGCTCCAGCGCCAACGTGAAGACGTTGGGGTAGGTTTCGATGTCGTACACATAGTCGTTACTCATTACACATTACTCATTAGGTGGGGGCTTCGATTTGGTTTCGTCTAGGTGGGGGAGAAAGCCAGAAAATCCCTACAGAAACATCCTCGAATGCTGGCTTAACAGCCCCCGATTTTTATTGACCGCCCAAGAACGATGGCAAGCCAAGCTGCGCAAACGGTGCAGCAGGCATACCGGCAGGGGCAACAGCACCAAAGCCAGCAGGAGCACCAGCCACAGCGCCAAACAAACCAGAGGCGTCAGCAGCACCTTCACCAAAGGCAGTGTCGTCAGCAGCAAACTGAACAGCAATCAGGTCACAGCGGATGCCACGGCCATGCTTGTTGTCTTGCAGCCAGGGCTTGATGGCAGCATTGACCCGGCAACCACCGTACATCTTGCGTGCCAGCTGCTGGTAAGCCATTGTGTTGGCGGGATCAACTGGTGAGCCATCAGCCTGGATCATCTGCGGAGCAGAGTCACGGCCAGCAGTGATGAACACAGCACCGGCATCACCGTAGCCGTCATAGGGCTTGAAGGTTTTCTTGCTGATCTTCTCAGTACCCACGCCGTAGCAGCGGGTCTTGCGATCGTTCTGGATCATGCTCATAACAGTCTGAGCGTGCTCTTTCCACTTCTCCAGTGCCATCGCACCGTAGCGTGCCATGAACTGCTGAAAGCCAGCATGGTCCTGGGGCATGATGAACTCAGCGTTGTAGCTGATACGGGTTGCGCCAGTGGCTTCGTTTACCTGCTTTTGTGGCTCGGCGAGGTGAGGGAAAGACAAACGGACATTTGACAAAAAGATGATATCGGACATTACAGTTACTCCATTGATTTACGAAAGCCAAGCGGGAAGCTCGGCGGGGGTTTCCACTGCACTAAATAACGGTGCAGCGTTCTTGATGACCGCAGGACGGGCATCAGACTCGGGGACCACAGTCAGCTTGCCTGCCAACTTGGACACATATTCTTGCTCCATGCGATTGAGTTGACGCTCGGTCAGTGTGACCTTCGTGCCGTCTTTCTTTTCCCAAGTCAGCTTCTCAGCCTTGGCGGGGGATACAAGTTTTGTTTCATAAACCACGCCCTTAGGAATGCCCATCTTGACTAGCTTCTCGGCCATCTCGGCTTCAGGCAGCACCCAAGCGCGTGAGCCACGGCCATTGACCAGCTTTAGACCTGGGATGGTTTGGCCAGCTTCAAGGCGGCGCAGGGCTTCCTTCTCCACACCTTCGAGGAGTTGGCGCATCAGGGGGGCAGCTTCC